CCGGCTCAACCTACTAGCCCCAATTTTGAGGTTGTAACCGATGACACTGAGGACGAGTCAACGCCTATTGCTGGCGAAGATTGAAAGCAGCTACGGGTCTGACCCAACAGCTGCCGGCACTGATGCGGTTTTAGTCCGCAACATGGAAATCACTCCGCTTCAAGCTGATGCTGTTGAGCGTGAGCTGATCCGTGGCTATATGGGCAACTACGACATTTTGCTTGCTAACCAGCGAGTTGAGATCTCGTTTGAGGTTGAGCTTGCCGGTTCTGGTGCTGCAGGCACAGCGCCTAAATGGGACGCAATCATTCGTGCTTGCGGCAACTCGGCAACGGTTGCGGCTAACACGTCGGTTACTTATGCGCCAATCAGCTCATCATTTGAAAGCTGCACTCTTGTTTACGCGGTTGACGGAGTACAGCACAAGTTGACGGGCTGTCGTGGCAGCTTTGCAATTACAGGCGAAGTTGGTCAAATCCCTGTGATTAATTTCACAATGACTGGCTTGTTTAACGCTCCGACTGACACCGCAAATCCAAGCACAACTTACGCAAACCAGGCGGCCCCAGTTATTTTCAAGAACGGCAACACCACAAGCTTTACTTTGTTTAGCTACGCGGGGTCACTACAGTCGTTCAGCTTTGACCAGTCCAATACGACTGTTTACCGCGAACTGGTTGGCGGTACAAAAGAAGTTCTGATTACTGATCGCCGGCCCAATGGCACGATTGTGCTTGAAGCTGAATTGCTCGCAACGCATAATTTCTTCACTGATGCCATTGGCACCAGCACTGGAACAAACACGTTCCAGCATGGGCAATCTGCTGGAAACATTGTCACCTTTAGTGCTCCACAAACTGATTTAGGTTCACCAACCTATTCAGATTCAGACGGCATTCAGATGTTGAACTTGCCTTACAACGCAACGCCAACAACTGCAGGGAACAATGAGTACAGTGTTGTTTGCAAGTAGTGTTGCGCTAAGCTGACGGCGAATTACCTTTTTTATGGCATTCGTCCTAAAGAAAACCAACTCTTACAAGTGGCCTGTTTCTGTGGATGTCCCTGTTGATGGGGGCAAGCACGAGCGGGTCACTTTTGATGTTGAGTTTAAAGATTTAACGCAAAGCCGATTGCTCGAAATTGCAGACTTAAGTTCTGAAGGCAATTTGACAGACGTTGAGGTTGCGCGTGAGGTGATCTTGGGATGGGCTGGCATTGAAGACGAAGACGGCAAGGAATTGCGTTACAGCATCACAAAGCGTGACGAGTTGCTAGAAGTTCCAATGATGGCAACTGCTATTGCAGGCGCTTATTTGGAAAGCAAGCAAGGAGCAAAAAGAAAAAACTAGAAGAGGCCGTTGAACATCTGTTTAATGGTCCGTCTGATGACAGCAAATTAATGTCTGACGCGGCAGCGTTTGGGGTCTCGTTGCCTAAGCCTGAAGCGCAAGAAGATTTTGAGGTTTGGGAAGAAAATTGGGCTGCCGTTGAAATGTTTTTACGTTGTCAAACGCAATGGCGGCCAACAATGGCAGGAGTTTGCGGCTTGGACTATACAGCTGTGGAATGGCTGTTTAGACTGTACGAAGTCAAGAATCAGCCGGCTGTGCTAGAAGACTTGCAAATTATGGAAGCGGCCGGTTTAAAAATCCTCAACCAACGGAGCAAGTGATATGACCGCCAAGTTTGGGATGCTTATTAGCGCCAAGACGACTGGCGCTAACGACATAAAACGTCTTGGCAACTCCATGCAAGGCGTGCAGGGCAAGGCCAAAAACCTTGGCAATACTGTCAAAGGTGTTGGTACAGCATTCAAGGCGTTATTTGCGGCTGCTGCTGTTGCTGGTTTTGGCCGCCTTGTCACAGGTGCAATTAACTCTGCAGATGCTTTTGGGAAACTCAGCACCAGAACTGGCATTGCTGCAGACAAGTTGCAAGCGTATGCCAACGCAGGAAAATTAGCAGATGTCAGCCAAAGCGATTTAGAAACTGGCTTGCGTACTTTGGCCCGTACGCAGGCCGAAGCGGCTGACGGTGTGGCTACTTATAGCGACGCATACAACAAACTGGGTGTTGCTGTAAAAGGTGCAGACGGCAAATTAAAACCGTCTGATCAGTTGTTGGGTGAAATTGCAGACAAGTTTAAAGACTTGCCAAACGGTCCAGAAAAAGCCGCTTTGGCAATGGATGTTTTTGGCAGGTCTGGTGCCAAATTAATTACGCTTCTCAACGGCGGCACTGAAGCCCTTGAACGGTTTAATTATGAAACCAGCGAAAACTTTGCGCAAAACGCTGAATTTTTTAACGATCAAATTACCATCTTACAAATTAAATTTGACGGCTTTCGCAAACAATTAGCGGATGCTTTGTTGCCTGCCTTGAATGCAATTCTTGAAGTATTTAGTGATTTGTTTGAAAGTGGTCAAGATTTTACACCTTTGTTTCAAGTTATTGAAGCTGGCATTCGTGGCGTTGCTTCCGTTATTTTAGGTCTAGTGCAATCTATGCGGTTTTTTACTCGCACGATTCAAGACCTTGTAAAAATTGCAACTCTTGTAAGTAGCGGCAAATTTGGGCAAGCTTTTGACGTAGCAAAAACCGGGCTATCTGATACAAGAGCGCAATTTTTTAAAGACATAGAAGCGCAAGGAAAAGTTTTATTTGGGACGTCTGAGGTTGGCGCTGATTACGGTGGAGGCGGCCAGTTTCAAATTGGTGATCTTGTGGGAGGCAACCAAGCTAGTGGTCGAGCGGCAAGAGACAAAACAGCCGGAAAAGAAAAAGCAAAAATGTCTGAGCTTGAATTTAATTTAAGGCAGCAGATAAGAGACGCAAGAATTGCAGAAAATGAAATTGCACAAATAACGGCAGAATTTGATTTAAAACGTTTTGAAATAGGAAAAAGATACAGCGACGATATTTTGGCAAAAGATAATGCAATACTGGACGCACAGCTTGACAAGTCTGAGGCTATAAATGCAGTTTTAAACCAACGCAATCAAGATAGAATTAATCAAGAAAAAGCCATAAAGGAAGCCCAGCAGGCGCAGTTAGAATCTGATCCTGGTTATCAGATGAAACAACAGCTGGAAGAGTTGTTAAACGTTCAAAATCAAGTTGCCGGGGGCGCAACTGCGATTGGCAACGCTTTTGCTAATTCTTTTCGCAGTGTTGTTGATGGCAGCAAAACAGCTAAGGAAGCTTTGGGCGACATGATGTCAGCCGTTGCTGAGCACTTTATGGACATGGCCGCAAAGATTATTGCTCAACAGCTAGCAATGATCTTGTACGGAACGATCATGAAAGCGTTTGGTATTGGTAGCAGTGCTACTGATCCTTTTGGGACAGGGCTTAGCAGCGTTTCTCAAATTGGCGGCGGTGGGATGGTTAGCCCTTTTGCCAATGGCGGCGTTGTAAACAAACCAACTAACGCAATAATTGGAGAAGGTGGCGAGCCTGAGTATGTAATTCCGCAATCTAAAATGCGTGAAAGCATGGCGCGTTATTCGCGCGGCTCGCGGGGTGCTGGTGTTATTCCTGACAATCGTGGCGGCTCTGCAGGCGAAGACGGCGAAGTTGCAGCTGCTGCACCAATCGATGTCCGCTACACCGTAGAACGCATCAACAGCGTCGATTACGTGACAACAGACCAGTTCCAATCTGGGATGCAACGTGCCGCTGAGCAAGGTGCAAAGCAGGGTGAGCAAAGTACATTAAAGCGGCTACAAATGAGCGGAAGCACCCGTAAGAGGTTGGGCCTGTGACTCAGTACGCTTTTGGCCACGTTCTACGCATTAACCCAGGTTCAGGCGTTCTTTTCCGCTATCAGAACTTTTTCATCAACGAAAACGCTAGCTATGCAGGATCGAGCTACGGGTTTGTTCCTTTTGGTTTCTCGGGCGTCACCGTCAATCGAAATGGTGACGGGCTTGAAGCAACGGTTGTTTTCCCCAATAACGACATCACAAGATCTTGGGCTGTAGAAGCTATCGATCAATATTGGGTGATGGAAGTAGACGTTTTAATTATTGACGAGACAAACAACAACGGCTCTCATCAATCTGTCCACACCTATACCGGCCAAGTGACCGGCGGCCAATGGGACAACGTCACGGTAAGCCTGCAGTTAACTTCTGTTTTGGATGCTGTTGGCACGGATGTGCCTAGAAGATCACTGACGCGCAAATTAATTGGCAACCTACCAATCAGCAGCAATGTACGACTGCAGTGATCTAATTGGAATGCCTTACAGGCTTGGGGCTAATGGCAGTGACGGGCACATTGACTGCATACACCTCTGCTACACAGCCTTGGAGCGTATGGGCATTGAAGCGCCACCGTTCAAACAATCTTGGTATGAGGCCAGCAAGTGGGACGTATGCCGTGATCTTATGCGCTGGGGTTTGCGTGTAGAAAAGGCTGAGTATGATGGTGACATTCTGCTGCTACCGCAGCAATCCTGGGCATTCGCAGTCAC